GATATGTTCCAACGTATCTACGACAAACTTGACAATAAGGCGGACAAGCCATGAGCACGACGACAACCAATCTCAGTCTGAACGAGCCGTCTTACAATCAAACGTCGCCAACGTGGGATCAGCCACTCAACAACAACACCACGATCCTTGATGCCGCCTTTGGCAATACGACCTCTGTTGCGCTTACAAACGCCAACGTCACGCTGACATCCACGCAATTGCAGGTCATGCAGGTCAAGTTTACTGGCTCAATCTCGGCAAACATCATCGTGACCGTACCTGCTATTGGTGGCCGCTGGACATTCACAAACGCAACTTCGGGCGCTTACACCGTAACCATTGCTTCGGCGGGTGCAGGAACAAGCGTTGTGGCTCCGCAGGGCTACAGCACGTTGATGTTCTCGGATGGTACAAACATCGTCCTCGCGGACGGCGGCGTCATTTCTGGTGGTAACCTTGCAACGCTGAATGTGTCGGGAAACTCGGTCCTCGGCGCTACAGGAACAACAACGACCACGGTCGGTGGTCAATTAACGATTACCGGATCCACGACACAATTGTCCGTTGTCACCGATAGCATCGCAGAAATCACAACTGTTTCCGGCACGGGTGCGTCTGGCACAATCAACTACGATATCACCACGCAGTCGGTTCTTTATTACACGTCTAATTCAACGTCCAACTTCACGCTTAACTTCAGAGCGTCAAGCACGACAACGCTTAACTCTGCTCTTGCGGTTGGCCAAGCGGTAACGGTTGCATTCCTGAATACAAACGGCACTACGGGCTATTACAATAACACCGTCACAATCGATGGCGCATCCGTCACGCCCAAGTGGATCAATGGTGCAGCCCCAACAACGGGCTATTCTAACTCAATCGATACTTACACCTATACGATCATCAAAACCGCTTCTGCTACCTATACCGTCCTCGCAACCCTCGCAAAGTTCGCTTAAATGCCTACAATCGGAACGGCGGGTGCCGCATCAGCTAGGGCTTTCGGTTTTACGGGCGTTGCCACGTCGGGCAGCGTAACCATAAACACGTCTGGAACCGGCACATTTACTGTCCCTGCCTACGCGAACTCAATTCAGTTTGAGCTTTGGGGTGCGGGAGGAAGCGGCGGCAACCCCGGCGGTGCTTTCGCGGGCGGTAATGGTTCTGCGGGTGGATCAACAACCATAAGCCCCGCAGGCTACTCTCTCATTGCAAATGGCGGCAATGGCGGCAGTCAAGCTGGTGGCGACCGTAGCAATGGCTCAGGCGGCGCAGGTGGAACCGCATCTGGCGGCACAACGAATGGAACAGGTAGTTCGGGCGGTTCTGGATCACGTGGTTCTCCACCAGCAGGTGGCGCGGGGTACAATGGTGGGTCAGGGGGCTCAACTGGCGGCGTTGGTAGCGGGTATTCTACTGGTGTTGCAGGTTCAGCGCCGGGCGGCGGCGGCAGTGGGTCTCAAGCTGACGAAGACATCAATAACTCGGCTAAATCGTGGTCTACAGGCGGAGGCGGCGGAGGCGGTGGTTACACAACCCGCTCGTTTACCCCGTCAACTGGCCCAAGTCCGGCGACAGTTTTGTCGTACACAGTTGGCGCGGGAGCGTCTAGCCCCGGATACGGTGGAGCAGGTGCGGTGGGTCAATTAAAGATAACGTGGTCATAACATGATATTTACTTGGACGTTTCCTCAGTTCATTGTCAATCCAACGGCTGACGGCCTAACCAACGTGGTCACGGCGATCAACTGGATTTGCACTGGCACGGATGGCACGATTTCGTCATCTTCTTCTGGTACAGCAAACCTTGGAACGCCTAACCCCGCAGAATTTGTGCCTTACGCTGACATTACGCAGTCTTTAGCCTATCAGTGGGTGGCGGGTTGCATAAGTATGCCGTTGGTTGAGGCGCAGATTGCTATGCAGGTGGCTGAACTTTCAAAGCCCGTTATACAAACACAAGCGCCACCATTCTGAGGTTGCCATGGATCCATTCACCCTGATTGCTAGCGCAACCGCGATATACAACTCAATCAAGTCCGCAGTTGACGCTGGGCAGGATATGATGGCGACCGCGGAGAAGGTAAGCAATCTTTTTGGTAAAGTGGGCCAGATTGTCACGATCGCATCGACGCCGCGCAAAAAGAAGCTGTTTCAATCGCAGGCTGAGTTTGAGGCTGAAGCGGTCAAGATATACGCCGTCAAGGCTAAAGCCCTCGATATGCAACTTCAGGTAAAAAACTTGTTCGTTGGCCAATATGGGTCAGCGGCATGGGAAGGCATTCAACGGCAAGTGATTGAAATGCGTAAGGAAGCTGCTCGTCAGGCAGCGGCCGCGTTGAAGGAACAAGAAGAGAATCGCAAGGATGCTATTATGATTGCAAGCATTGTTGGCTTTCTGGTCTTGGGTATCGCTTTAATTGGTATCGCTCTAACATTAACGGTGAAATAATGGAAGAAAACCATTTTGATTTTGGAAAAATTATCAATATGGCGTTTCCAATTTTGGTTGCGGCTATTGGATGGCTGTTGTCACAAATAACAACACTTAATACCAAGGTTCAAGATCTTGAAAGTAAAATGCCTATGTTAATTACCGCACAGGGTGTTCCAACAGATAGCCCAATTTCTGCGGAAGCACGGTACAAACTTCGGGATGAATTGACCAAAGAAATTAACGATATTTCGGTTCGTGTTCGTATTTTGGAAAAAGTAACGGAGGGAAAATAATGGACATTTTAAAGACTTTTGGACCATTGATTGGTTCAGTTGCGCCCACCATCGCTACCGCCCTAGGCGGCCCAGTGGCAGGATTGGCTGTAAAAGCAGTATCAAATGCCTTGTTTGGCCATGAGAATGGCACCGAGGACGACATTATGTCGGCTCTTGCCAATCCTACTGGCGATCAGTTGGCTGCGCTTAAAAAGATTGACGCCGACTTCAAAGTTCAAATGAAATCTTTGGACATCGATCTGGAAAAGATATCGGAAGAAGACCGTGACTCAGCCCGTCAAATGCAAATCGCAACTCGCGACTGGATTCCACGGGTATTGGCAGTTGGCGTCACTCTTGGCTTCTTCGGCATCATTGCGTACATCCTGCACTTTGGCCTTCCTGCCACGGGTGGTGAGGCTCTTCTGATGCTGATCGGTACGCTTGGCACAGCTTGGACGAGCGTCATGGGGTTCTATTTTGGCTCGTCCGCAGGTTCTAAGCAAAAGACAGATGCCCTTACCGCTTCTTTGGGGAATAAGCAGTGAACACCAATTTCCCCCAATGCTTTGCCCTCGTCCTTAAAAATGAGGGTGGTTACGTTGATAACCCTTCCGACCCCGGCGGGGCGACCAACCTCGGCTGCACTAAGGCAACTTGGGAGGCTTGGGTTGGCCATCCTGTGACCAAAGACGACATTAAGGCTTTAACGCCCAATGACGTCATGCCCCTATACAAAGCCAAGTATTGGGATACGATAAAGGGCGACGATCTGCCGGAAGGCGTGGATTATGCCGTCTTTGATTTTGCCATCAACTCGGGTCCGTCACGCGCCGCAAAAACCCTTCAGTCGGTGCTCGGTGTTACTCCCGTCGACGGACAAATCGGCCCCGCCACGCTTGCTGCTTGTGAAACGGCAAACCCTCGCGATGTTGCTACGGCAGTCTGCGAAGCCAGATTAGCCTTCTTACAATCTCTTTCGACTTATGCTACGTTTGGCAAAGGCTGGTCTAGGCGCGTCTTAGAGGTCGAGCAAACCGCATTTAATATGGTGTAGACAAACGATGGATTTTTACATCTACGAGCATTGGCGCCCAGATACCAATACCTGCTTTTATGTAGGTAAAGGGACCGCGCGCCGTGCTTGGGTGATGTCTAATCGGAATCCTCATCATAAAGCCATTCAATCAAAATTAACGTCTATGGGACTGTCTATAGACATTAAGATTGTTGTTTCAAATTTGACTGAAGAGGCTGCTTTTTTAGTTGAGCGGGACAGAATTGCTTTTTATGGCCGTGATAATCTTTCCAATATGACAGATGGCGGAGAGGGAATTTCTAATCCTTCTGAAAAAGTCAGAAAAAAACAATCTGACGCCAATAAAAACAAAGTATTTACAGATGAATATCGTCGTAAATTGTCTGATGCGGCTTCAAAAAGAAAGATTGGTCCTCATAGCCCAGAACATCGGGCAAAAATTGGGGCGGCTGGAAAAGGGCGCGTTTTTTCGGAAGAGCATAAAAGAAAACTCTCTGAATCAAATAAAGGTAAAAAACATCAGTCCCATTCAGAAGAAACTCGTGCTAAGATGTCTGAGTTTCAAAAGAATAGGAAAAGAAAACCTTTTTCTGATGAGACAAAATTAAAAATGTCTAATTCTCACAAGGGCCGTCCTTGGTCGGAAAAACGTCGTTTGGCGCAAAAGGGGGCTTAAGTGGATTATAATTCTTTTGTGCAACAGATCGCTACTATGGCGGTGGTTCCGACAACGGATACCAACTTCCAGATCATTTTGCCTCAAATGATCTCTTACGCCGAACTGCGGATGCAGCGTGACCTAGACTTCTTGTCTACCCAAATCAGCAATTCGTCCTATTCTTTGACGGCGGGTAATGGCACCTTAACAATCCCGACGTCTTCCTTTGTGGTCATGGAAACCTTTGAGGTTATTGACGGGTCGGGCAGTTCAGCGCCTCTTTTGCCAGTCGGCAAAGAATTTATTCAAAACGTATACGGCACGGGGTCGGCCACGGGTCTTCCGCAATACTTTGCCGTCTATGGTGGTGATTCAGCCACAACTGGTTTGACTAGTCAGAATATGATTGTTGGGCCTATTCCTGACCTTAATTACGCCATTCGCCTAACAGGCACCGTTCGTTCTGCGCCGCTCTCGGCCACGAACACGCAAACTTACATTTCGGTCTATCTGCCTGACATGTTTATCATGGCATCTATGATCTATATCTCGGCCTACCAACGCAACTTTGGCCGATTGAATGACGATCCCGCCATGGCGCAAACGTATGAAAGTCAATATCAAGGCCTCCTCAAGAGCGCAATGGTTGAAGAGAACCGCAAGAAATTTGAAGCTGCAGCATGGACTTCTTATTCGCCTGCTCCTTTTGCCGCTCCAACGAGGTAATTCATGCCTCATAATACGATCAAACTAAAACCCGGCGTAGAGACCAACACAACACCTGCGTTGAACGAAGCAGCATACTCGTCGTCGTCTTTTATACGGTTTTTGCCAGAACGTAACGGCTATGGATTGGCTCAAAAACTTGGCGGGTGGGTGGCCTATTACGCGTCATCAATCGGTTCCAAAATACGCGCCCTCAAAGGTTGGGCAGACCTTAACGCAACAAACCATCTTGGTATTGGCGCAGAATCTTCATTAAGCGTTTTAACAGGCAATAATCTTGTCAATATTACGCCTCAAACGTCTGTAACCAATACCGCGCCCGTGTTTGCTACTACATCGGGGTCAAATGTTGTAACCGTAACCGATAGCAATATCACAGCTTCCGTTTTGGATTACGTTACATATGTCACGCCCGTAACCGTTGGCGGCTTGGTTCTTAATGGACCCTACAAAATCCAATCGGCTGCAGGTACGCAATATTCAATCTACGCGTCGTCTGTTGCCACATTAACGGCCAATACCTCCACTAACACCGTGGGTGGTTCATTCGTTGTAGGCAATACCTATGAGATTGTTTCGGTAGGCTCAACGAGCTTTACGTCGATCGGTGCTGCAGCCAATACGGTCGGTGTTATTTTTACAGCCACTGGCGTAGGATCTGGATCCGGTACAGCGCGTCTTGTTGCTGAATATGCTTTTGCAACAACAAATGGCTCATCTATCGTCACTACCTATTTTGACAACCACGGGTTTAACGTAGGTGATTCTTTTTATGTTGGCGTATCAACAACAGTCGGCGGCGTCCCGCTTTTCGGACTTTATACCGTTCAGAGTGTTTTAACGACTAGCTCGTTTACGTTTGCGGCTGCAAATAGCGCGACGTCTACTGTTGGTCCAACTACGGCTACCGTCATTAATAGCGGGTTGGTGCAATCCACGTTTTACGTTGCCATCGGTCCTCAACCTTTAGGCACTGGTTTTGGCGTAGGTGGATTTGGCGTAGGTGGATTTGGTGTCGGCACAACGCAGCCAACCGTCCCCGGCACTACAATTACGGCCACTGATTGGACGCTTGACAACTTTGGCCAAGACCTTATCGCCTGTCCCGCAGGTGGAGCAATCTATTATTGGGATCCAAGTGGTCAGCTCCAAAACGCGCAAATCGTTGGCGGCAATGGCCCATTGGTAAACAGCGGCATATTCGTTGCCATGCCTGAACGCCAAGTTATTGCTTATGGTTCGTCGTTTACCCTGTCGCCTGACCCTATGCTTGTCCGTTGGTCTGACATAGAAGATTTTACTCAATGGGCAGCAACACCGACAAACCAAGCGGGTTCATACCGTATTCCAACAGGGTCAAAGATTGTTGCTGGCATTCAGGGGCCGCAACAGGGTCTTTTATGGACCGACTTAGACCTTTGGGCGATGCAATATATTGGGCCTCCGTTCGTCTACGGGTTCAACAAAATTGGATCAAACTGCGGCGCTATATCAAGGCACTGCACAGGTCAGTTGAACGGCGCTATTTATTGGATGTCGCAAAAGCAGTTCTTTATGTCGATGGGTTCTGGTCCTCAGTCTATCCCATGTCCTGTGTGGGACGTGATCTTTCAAAACATTAATACATCATACCTTTATAAAGTTGCCTGCGGCGTAAACAGCCAATTCAACGAGGTGACATGGTATTATCCATCGGCATCGTCCACGGAAAACGACAGCTATGTTAAATACAATACGGTTCTCCAACAATGGGACTTTGGCACTCTTGGTCGTACTGCTTGGATTGATCAATCTGTCCTTGGGCCTCCTATTGGTGCGGGATCTGATAATTACTTATATCAGCACGAGATAGGCAACGACGCGGCCAGCGGAACTCAAACAACCGCCATGCTGTCGTCTTTCCAAACGGGTTATTTTGAACTCAATGAAGCCGATAACTTGATTTTTATTGATCAAATATGGCCCGACATGAAGTGGGGTACGTATTCCGGCAATCC